TTAGGTATTGGAATCTTTCCTTTTGCCATTCCAATCCTTCCGCCTTGAGCTTGACTTGATCTCCAGCTATCCCAAGCCTTTACAGCTAGGGCTATTTCACTAGCATCCATTTGATGAAGACCTTTACCATATTGATTCTGAAGAAATTCAGGATAAGAAACTCCGTATTTATTAATCTGTTGTATTTCCCAATCTTCTTTTCCATAATATTGTTTACCGGCGTCAACGATACCTCCGGGTCTTAAACCAATCCTTCCGCCTTCAGCAAAACTTGCTTCAGAGGCTGATGCTGCTGCAAAACCAGCAGGAGTATTACTCCATCCTTGATGAGTTTGTCCACCACCACCTGTAAAGGTTGCGCCTCCACCTCCGGTATTCGTTTGTGTCCAACCCCCACCAATATTTGTTCCTTGTCCTGCCGCTGCTGCGTCCGCTGCGTCTTTACCAGCTTTAGATGCGGCAGCTTCTTCTGCTCTTTTAGTGTCTCTCTTTCCTTTCCAGTGACGAATTCCTTTCATTATAAGATTACCCGGGGTAGGAAGTTTAGAATATGCATCTTGTAGCCTAGCTATGGTTCCTTTGAATGTAGGACCTACATCGTAAGCTTCGGATTCATAGTCGGTTATATTGGTTGGGCCTAAATTTTGATTAACGCCTCCTCTATTTGTATTATCTACAGAATCATTTCCACCACCGCCTCCGCCACCTTGTGCCAATAACCATGCTTCATAACTAGGATAACCCATGTAAGATCCAGCTGCTTGTGTGTTAACAATTCCTGCATTTGTATTTTGTCCCATGATTGCGGGAGGAGTCCATTGTTGCTGTGTATATTTTTGCAGGGGTCTAAAATGAGTTCCTGAATCGTAAATCTCTTTATCTATTCCAGTATATGCCATTATCTTCTCCCATCGGGTTGTATGTCCAGTCTAAAGGTTCCCAGCTTCCAGTTCTGTGCACTAGAAGTGTTCTCTATCTTCAACGCAATAGCTCTCGCTCTCGCACGGGTGTCAACTTTATCAGTGGCACTCGTAATTGTAAAGGGTCCTAATGAAGAACCTGCAGCCGTATCGTTAGGGTAATCTCTCAGCATTAAAGTAATTCGAGTGTCCCCAGTCTGACTAATAAAGTCAGGAATAAATCTTCTAATCTTCATAAGATATTCTCCATCTCCTCTCAGATCCGGTGTTCCGAGCATTTGTCCCTGGGCTGCTCGTTTCTGTGTAATATCAAAATCGCCTGAAGTAATCTCAGCAACGACAGCAGTTACAACTCCCCCTGCATTGACTTGATCGGTCCCTGTTTCCTGTGCATAGTAGATGGTAGTTCCATTCGTATTCCCCACCACATCATATGAGGCGTCATCAGTATTGTTATAATAACAAGCGTGAGGTTTATCGAAGATGGAAGAATCTTCCCAGGCCGTTCGTGGCAAAGAACCTGTATACCATATGGGTTTTTTAAGCATCACCGATTCTAAATAATTATATGTCACAACTCGGTCGACGACATTCGAACCATTGCTACAATAAAACCAGTTCACTTCTCCGAAAAGATTATTCAAGCCACAATTAATAAGATTTCTAGAGGTACTATTGAGGTCATCATAAACATAATCCTCAACAAGGCAGGGCATCGATTGAAGTTGACCTGCATATTGAAAGAATCCATTTTCTGACATCCAGAAAGCGGTACCATCGACTTCCATACAGGCATTCTTACCAATGAGTCCGCAGTTCGTTCCCACTTGTTCGAAAGAAAAGGTAAAAGGCTGACCGACGAAACGCATCAAGAAGATGGCTGAGTCTGTCCAAATATAAATAGCATCCCGACCTCGAATAGATCCCATAATTTTAGAACCATTAGCCAGTCGTTGAGTTCCTGCCGTGTTCGTTGCGGTTGGAGTATAATCACTTAAGGATTCCTGATCCGAGAATCGTATAAACATATCATCTTGAGTTGTAGAATCACCAATCGTGGTTTCGGTTCCTAAAAAAATTAAATGACGATCAACCGGTGATACTAACACATGCCTTGAAGCAGTAGGGGCTCCTGAAATAACCGTGGCTCGTGTCCCCGTTGCATTAGCAGCAGTTGAATCCCACTCAAAACATTTACCATTATAAATTAATGCAATAAGAGTGGTTCCGTAATTATCTAGAACCCATAAACCGGGTTCTAAGGTAACATCATCCGAGGAAGATTCTCCCCAGGCCATATAGCTTGAAATGTTAGTAACAGTTGCACCAGCCGAGTGTCCGGCTAACGTAGTTCCATTAGCAGCACGAGCGCCCCCACTTAAAGTTCCTGTCGCCGTATCATTATCCGTATAAGTAATATCCTCACTACCTATTCTAATTTCTCCTGAATCAGGAAACGCGGTTGAACTAGTTAAAACGACAGTTGTAACGGCAGCCGGAGGTACTGCAAGAGTTGTTGCTAAAGTCGTAGTCGCTGGACCTGTAACAGTACCCGACCATTGACCTGTACCAAAACCAAATCCGCCAAGTTCTTGTTCGGGTCCGACACCATAATAAGTTTGAGCTCGTGCACTTCCTACATTATTTGTGGTTCCTGATGCATTAGAAGCCATCGTAACCGTAATAGTTGTTGTTGTAGGGACACTCGTAGCCATAAATGTTTTATCTTCAAAAGCTGCATCGAGGTAGCCTGAACCTGGAGGCGCGGTAACCGTATCTAAAAATACAATGTCATCTTCCGACATTCCATGAGGAGTGGGAAAAGTTATGGTAACGGTAGGTTGACCACTAATGGTTGAAAAATCGCAACCCGTAATCGTGTTTTTAATAGGGGTAATGTCATAATATTGACCCCCTGAATAGATGTATAAAATTCTGTTGGTGCCAATGGCAGAGTACTTAATACCTGCATTGTCATCAAAATGGTGGAGGGCTCTAGCGGCACCAGTTAATTTATCTTCTCCTAACTGGTCCCATCCCCCTATTTTTTCAGGTGTACCATATCTAAAACGAACATAATCTCCTCCTGTCCATTGAGCTTCAGCTCCGGTGGCAGTGACTTGTTTGTTAAATCCTGGTAAAAAATTTACTTTTTGTAGCATAGAAAAATCCGTTTTCTAACAAATATACTACATTCTAGTAGATATCAATAGTTTAAGGCAACGAGTAAGGTGGTTACTCGTCACCCTGTTTTTCTATATCATCGTTTAAACCACGAGGGAAGACCTAAATGCGGTCGCTTGTCAAACATATTCTCTTTAGCCCCTAGTGTTTGACTATTATTATAATGTAAAAATGCTTGAATACATTCTTGACCTTTAAACTTATTTCTCCAATGCTCTAGTTCACAACCCAAATAGACTAGCATATCTCCTGGTTTTAAATCTACCTTAATTCCTTTTAACCCTTCTTTACCAGAAGGTTCTAGATAGATCGCCCAAGGGTCTCCTCCAAGATTCATTGTCGTAGATATCTCACAACTAAATCTATCTTTATGTCGTTTAAGAATATCTCCCTTTTTATAAATTCTGGCAAAAGTATAAGCAGGAATCAATTTCAGTCCTGTAATCTTTTCCATAACAGGTTGACACTTCAACATTAAAGTTTCCATAGCGATATCCGAATAACTATTATAAGTATGCGGAATCTGACCGTCGGCGCCCTCATACTCACCTAATAAAACTTCATAGGGAGAAATGTATTTAGCTTGACGACAGGTATCATAAACCTGTTTTTTAATAGAAAAGTAATTAGCAACAAAGGTAGCTAAGTCTTTTGAGATAGCTTGACGAATAATACAATATTTATTTTTTTTAAATGACATTAAAAATATGAAAAATTAATAACTATTCTACATTTCTGATCTGTAGTATTTGTTCCTGTATGTAATTCATTGGCTTTAAACATCAGCATTCTATTTTCTACAGAATTTATTATCTTATTATTTTTCTTAAATTTAGTATAGCCGTTGTTTGTATTTACATAGAATACAGCTGCTTTACAATCATTTTCATAATCACGATGAAATCCTCCCTCAACTAATTGAGGAGAAAATACATTAAGATTAATCTTTATTCTTACTAAATATTTGACACCAAGTTTTTTTAAAATTGGATTACATATATTAAAAAATTTTGTACCAACATTAATGGTGTCTAACCCTTTTATTTCTTTTATTTTATCTTCTGGTTCCAGCTTTGATATTCTAACCGCACCTTTATATAAAAAATGTGTAAATTGAAAAAAATGTAAATTACCTTGTTGGTTATTTTTTATAATTCCATTATTAAAATACCAATCAAACCCCTTATTAAACAATAAAGTATTTTTTATAACTTGAAAATCTTTATCCTCTAAAAAATTATCTATTACTTTAAACATCTTTAGCCATTCCTTTAGGGATAGCGGTTATGTTCCAATGAATAAATCGAAAAGGTGCTTTGCCGTGATCAACTGCGAATTCATGCTCCATATATCCGGGAAAGATAATTAAGACGCCAGGCTTGATTTTAAAATGAACTAGCTCTGTACCATGAAATACCCCTTTTAACTCTGGTTTCAATTTTAATTTGGTAGCTCTGGCTCCTGTTCGAGGTTCGTGAAAAATAGGAAAAGAAGTCTTATCAGAACATTTTAAAAAATAGAAACCTGAAACATGTTGATTCCAATGGATGTGTGCTGAATGATGACCCCCGCCTTTTTTAGAAAATTCTTGTACCCACATTTCAGAAAACATAGTTTGATATTGTTTCATGTCGTAACCATGCTCGTCTAAAAATTCCCAAGACT